GTGCTGAAGTGGAGCAGGTCCAGTGAGGCTGAACGTATTAGTGTACCACCAAGGCAACACCGCCCACTGAGTGGTTGTGGAAGCGGCTAAAGTACCTAGGAAATCAGACTTTGGTATCATGATCAGTTGCTTCAGGGTAGTCAGTTTTTCTCCCATGCAAACGTCAGCGGGTGTTGAAGGGTAGTTCGATATCATCTTGCCGGCCTGGGCCTGGATGAAAGAGCCAGCAACATGGCGTGGTAGGGCAGGGTAGAGAGGAGCAACTGGCTGTGCAACCTCAAAATCCGGCAAGGCCTTGACCTCGACCATATACTGGATGGTGGTGGCGACAGTGGATGGAGCTAGCAACACGTCCATGACAGACATGCTAAGACAACCGATGTTTCTCGTGAACTGGAGGTAAGGGCTGTCACTAACGTAAGGGCAGTCGAACTCAAAAACGTTACCATCCTTGAGGTCCCAAATGGCACTATAGCCACTGGTGTCGAGCTCAGTCCCAGCTACGGGAACGCCACCTATGCCAACGGGAACATTGCCAGTTAAATAACTCTCCGTATTGGTGTTAAAGCGTGACCCTGGAATAAAAGTCACGAGTACCCTACCAGCGTGAAACTTGGTCTTGGCGAAAGTGACGCGGAACCGAAAACCGCCTCGCCAGTACCTGCAGAACTGAGCCAGCCAGAACACGTTGCTGGGATAAAACCCTACGTTAGTACCAGTGGCATACAAAGTGGGCATGATGTTGCACTCTGGGTTGGTGTTGGTGCTACCTCTAAACCAGAAGCTCTGAGGTGAGACATTCGTCGCATAAAGAGTAGATCTAAAAGGATCCGAAGTCTTAAGCAAGCCAGTCTTAATGCAGGAATAGATGCCCTTGATGTAATCTATGGACATCTCATCGACATCAGTCCCCGCAAAAGTAGGGGTGACCGATAAGTGGTTCCCCGCAAAAGGGCCAACCATTTGAGCTGAGGTAGGCATGTCTACATTCTGCTCTAAAGCTCCGTCTATGGCATTCATGCGCACGACGGGCTCCTGTACAAGAGGCCTCGAGTAGCCAAAATAGCGTGCAACACCAGCTGCAACTCCCAGTAACCAAGCAGGAGGACCCGCAAGAGAAGAAAGTGAGGGAATACCTTTCGCAATCCACGACATAGTTCTGGAGGCAGAGTAAAGTCCGGAAGAGAGGGGCATGGAG